TTAAGGATGATGCACCGGGTCTCTTACCATTGCTCGGCGTCAATGTGCATTGGGCCACGCCTTACTCCGGCCAGTCCAAACCCATCGAACGCGCGTTCCGCGACCTGTGTGACCGGGTGGCAAAACACCCCGCATTTGAGGGCGCATATACCGGCAACAAACCCGACGCAAAGCCGGAGAATTACGGTAACCGCGCGGTGCCGCTGGAGGAATTCATAGCGGTCCTCACTGAGGAAATCGAAGACCACAACGCACGCGAAGGCCGCCGCAGTGAAATCGCGTTTGGGCGGTCATTTAATCAGGTGTTTGAGGCCTCTTACAAGAGCCGCCCAATCCGCAAGGCCACCGAAGAACAGCGCCGCCTCTGGCTTATGGGGGCCGAGGGGCTGAATGCCAGCGCTAAGAATGGTGAGCTGAAACTGATGGGGTCGCGGTATTGGGCCGAGTGGATGTACCGCATCGCCGGGCAAAAAGTGGTCGGGCGCTTTGACCCGGACAACCTGCACGCCGGGCTGCATGTCTATGACCTCGAAGGGCAATACATCGGCCATGCGGCTTGCGTCGAGCGCGGCGACTTCCTCGGTATTGAGGACGCTCGCGAACTGGCCCGCAAGCGTAACCGTTTCATCCGTGCAGCCAAAGAAGAAGCCCGCGCCAGCCGCGAATATTCGGCAGCAGAGATTGCGGCCCGCTTGCGCGCTGCAGGCCAAGACCTGCAGCCTGACGCACCCCCCGAAGCCGAGGTAATCCGACTGGTCACCCCGCACGACAAAGCGCCCAAGACACCACGCTTGCAGCAGACAAGCCACGACCAAGATCACGAAAACCGGCTGGAGGCGCAAATCGCGCGCCTCGAGGACCGCCGCAAACCGCAGCCGGATGATGACGACCCCGAGTTGCAATTCAATCGGTGCATCGAGTTGGAACGGCTCGATGCAGAAGGCCACCCGCTGACCGAGGAACAGCGCAATTTCATGCAGGATTATCAGAGATCCGCCCAATACCGGAGCTTTCTGCGCATGCGAAAAGCTCTGGGCAGCGATGAATAAGGAGAGCAGAGCATGACACCAAGCATCGCCCCGCTGCGCAATGTCGCAGCACTGATTTCACTGGTCGAGCGTGTGCAGGACCGCTCCATGGGCCTGCCGGGAATGGCGGTCTTTTACGGCCCTTCCGGCTGGGGAAAAACCACCGCCACCACATTCGTCACGAACGAATATCAGGCCTATAACGTGCAGGTCCTGAGTTGCTGGACGCCGAGCTACTTTCTGCAATCCATCATGCGCGAGATTGGCATTAAGCCCGTGCGCGGGGTGCCTGCGATGGTCGAAGCCATTGCCGCCCATCTGGCGCGCGCTGACCGTCCGTTGATTGTCGATGACGCGCAGTATCTCACCAAGAACAAAAAGCTGATCGAACTGGCACGCGACCTCTACGAGGCCAGCCAATCGACGGTCATTCTGGTCGGTGAGGAAGAACTGCCCCAGCACCTGACCAAGTGGGAAAACATCCACAACCGCCAGCTTGCATGGGAACCGGCCCTCGCCTGCAACCTGTCTGATGCGGAAAAGCTGGTGCAGATCTACAGCCCGGATGTGGCGATTGAGCGGGATCTGCTGTCCGAGATTGTCGACGCTTCAGGCGGTTCCATCCGCCGGGTGGTGACAAACATCGACCAAGCCAAGGAACTGGCCCGGTCAAGAGGCACCAGCCGCGCCGATCTGGCACTTTGGGGTGACCGTGTATTTGCAACCGGCCAGCCACCTGCCGTGCGCAGGCTTGCCTCTGCAAGCGCAGCCCCTGCTCCGCGCAAAAGCCCCACCCTTCGCGTTGCGGAGGCCGGGAAATGAAACACGCCTTTCGATCCGATATGGAGGCGTCAGCTTGGCGCGCTGCGCAATCGCTGAAACAGATCCACTGGAGCGACCTGCTGGCGTTTGGGATCGTGCGCTCCACCGCCAAGAAATTCGTGAACCGCTGGGCGGATGCGGGCTTGATCACCCGCGTTGAAACGGATGACAGCCGCAAGGTCTACGTCCGCACTGATCTTGCGCCAACCGCGCCCGCAGCATTGCCCAGCTATGACGACAGCGCCGAAGGCAACATGTGGCGCAGCATGCGCGGTCTGCGCGTGTTCTCCGCAACTGACATTGCCGCGCACTCCAATGCAGGCGGCGTGGAAGTCTCGGTCGCCCAAGCACGGGCCTACTGCCGCCTGCTGGTGCAATCCGATCACCTCCGGGTTCAACAGACCGCAATCAGCGGCAAGCGCGAGGCGAAGTTCAAACTGATCAACAACAGCGGCCCCGTCGCGCCGAAGCCACGCAAAGTCAAAGGCGTGTTCGACCCCAACACCGCCGATTTTGTCTCACTGGATAAGGAGGTGCTGCTGTGACCACAGACACATTCGCAATGAACAAAGCCAGCATCGGCTGGGGCGGCGAAATCCCGGATTGGGTGGAAGCACTCGCAACCGAGTGCGACCTGACCAGCCAAGCCAAGACCGCAACGCGCCTTGGCTATTCAGCAGGAGCGGTGAACCTCGTTTTGAGCAACCGTTATGGGGCCAGCACCGATGCCATAGAACAATCTGTGCGCGGTGTGCTGATGTCGGAAAAAGTCGCCTGCCCCGCCCTTGGCGAGATTGGCAAGGATGTGTGCCGCAAATGGCGTGAGCGTTCCAAGACGTTCTCCGCCGCCAACAGCCAGCACGTCAAGATGTTCAAGGCCTGCCCTAAGTGCCCGCATTTTCAGGCCAATAAGTGAGCGCCTGACCGCGCCCCTTTGGCCTTCCCAAACAACCAGATCCACCCTGAACAGGAGTACAGGCGAATGACAGAGCAGCTCGCTCAAACCACCTCCACCACCCGCCAACCGGCAAAAGTGCCCAGCGGCGAGGAAACCATCAACGGCATCTCCTACATGCGCAATGCTCAGGGCGATCTACGCCCAACAGAATTGGTCAAGCCGCAGGACAAACTGCAGGACCAAACCGTGCGCGGCATCATCGGCTATGCTCTGGCTTTGAGCGACGAGGTGAGCCGTTTCAAGGCCCATACGTTTGAGGACATCAGCGCTTTTGAGGCCATTCTCGCCGGGCAGTACGACGCAACGGTGGGCGGCAAAAAGGGCAACAAGACCCTGATGAGCTATGACGGTTTGTTCAAGGTTCAGGTGCAGGTCGCGGATCTGATCGACTTCGGCCCCGAACTGCAAACCGCGAAAACACTCGTGGATGAATGCCTGACAGAATGGGCCGCTGATGCGCGCCCGGAAATCCGCGACATCGTCACCCGCGCGTTCAACACTGACAAAGCCGGTCAAATCAACCGCTCTGAAATCTTCATGCTCCTGCGTCTGGAAATCGAAGACGAGCGCTGGCAGCGGGCCATGCAGGCGATCAAAGACGCCATCCGCGTGGTCGGCTCCAAATCCTACGTGCGTTGCTACCAGCGCGCCGCGCTCGATGCGGCGTGGAAAGCCATTCAGATCGACTTGGCGAAAGCCTGAGGAGGACATCACCATGCAGATTGCAAAGTTCATGGACGCAGCGCGGGTGCCTATGCCCGCAGACCACGACGACCGGCCAATCTCAGGCGGTGTTGGTAGCGTGCTGGCACGCGGCTACCCGGCTCAACTGGCGCAGTTGAATGTGGACCATCTTCTGATGACCGCAAGCCCGGCTGAGCTTGCAAGTCTGGCGGAGCGTTGGGGGATCCCGGCGCATATCGTTGTCCGCCGCAGCAAAGCGCTGATCGGGCAAGCGGCCCATCAGATCGCAAAGCGGCGGGAGGGATGAGTGATGGCAATGACCCCGGCTCAGATCAACGCTGACCTCGCCAAAGCCTTTCGCTGCTACGCCTCCAAGCAACGCCGCGCAGGGTTGGTGTTGGGAAACCGTCTCGCAGTTCTGCGACAGGAAGCGGCTCTGGCACATCTGGACCCGCGCGATTTTGAGCAGATGGCGCGCGCACAGATGGACATCACGGACGCCCGGATGCGCTCGGACGTGGCAACTTTCCACCCGGTTGCCGCTATAGCAGGCGAGGCCTCCTGATATGACCGCTGCGTTGAAGCGCAAGATCCACCTCGGCTGCCGGGAACTGGGCCTCGACAATGAGGCCCGGCGCGATCTGCAACTGGTCGTAACCGGGAAAGCCTCGATGACGGACATGACCGAGGCCGAATTAAAGGCCATGGTGAAGCGGCTGGAAGCGGACGGGTTCAAACCTGCAAGCGGCGCAAAGAAGGTGTTCAAACTCGCGCCGCGCGCCGATCTCCGGCTGGTCCACAAGCTCTGGGGCGAGCTTGGGCGCTCGGGCCAGCTCCGCGACAAGAGCCGGGTAGGATTGAACCGTTTTATCCGCGCCCGCTTTGGCGATCACTGGGCCATGGTGCCCGCTGACATCGACATGCTGACCGATTGGTCCCAGATCGATGCGGTGATCCAAGCATTGAAGAACTGGGGCCACCGCGCCGGGATCGACTTTGATTGGGAGGCGCACCGCAAATGAGCCGGACCCGCCGACAGTCTGAGGGCAAGCTGCCGATTGCCTTCCCCAAACCAACCGCGCAGGTGGAGCCCTATGTGGAGGCGTTAGGGTTTGAGGAC